TTGTAAGCGTGTCCGCACATGGCGACGTTGCAATATCCGCCATATTGGAATCGGCAAATGTCCGCGCCTCAAAACCCACATCCCCGAATACCATTGTCGTTAACGGTGCTGCAAGTAGCGGTTCCGGTATTCTGCCATACCAGGGTGATGTAGGATTAAAACATTGGGAAATATCTAACGAAGTTAGCCGCTCACAAAATTCTATATTTTCCAAATCCAATGTAGTGAAGCTGTAATTCGTTTCCGTTGTTGATCCCTGTGCCAGGAAAGCGGATCGTAACTGAAAGGTCGTTAGGTTTATATGCTGTGAAAAACCGAAACTAAACGGCTGCAATGGCAATACTATTGTATTCATGGAAAACTGAAGAAGTGCCGGGGCGCTATAGTAAACAGTAACGGTATGGTTCGTTACCGCGTCTGTATATTCATGCGGCGGGTAATCATAGGGAAGCACCGGAAAAGTAACGGCAGGGCCGCGGTTTGCCAGTCCTATCGTTTCTAATCCTGTAACGGGATCAAATATACTTTCTAATGTTTGTTGCGTCCCATCGCCATAATCAACTAAAATACTTGCCCGTGAAGAAAAACGCAATCGCAATGATCCCACTGAGCCGCTCGTCACCCATAGGGGAAAGAACGTTTGGTCAACCATGAACGACATACTATTAGCGGAGTTGAGCATCCGCGTGCCGTTCTTCTTAAGGCGGCGTTTTATGCCGCCGCCTGTAGTGCTTTTAAATATCATTATCCTAAAGGTATTCGTGTTGCTGTATTGTCATCCCATGCGATGTACATATAAAATGCCTGTTTGCAGCGCTGCCCCTTATAAAACGTGACGCCCGGACCGGGTGAAATAACCGAAGTAAACCCGTTGCCACTGTTATAGGTTCCCGCATTACAGGCATTAATTATAGTTATATCGGTTACTATCTCCTCAATAAGATCATAAACCCCCGAAAGCCCGCCCGCTGTTCCTGCTGTTACTACCCGCTCCGTCGCCCCTGCAAGTGTTGTATTGCTTACCGAAGTAATGATACTTTCTTCTGCTGTCTTATATACCTTATAATTACCGCTGGCATGCCACATATGCCCCGATGCCGGTGTAGTCGGAACGTCGCCGGTTAGTTTGATAAAAGCAAACCGCCATTCCGCTGTTATGGTTTGGATATTCTGCTTTATCCACGCGAACCAGTTGAATATCTTTAACCGGCTCGATACCTTGCCATCTTCAGCGACAGCGGCGGTAATCTGCATTTCCGCATCGGTTGCCAGTTCAACCATGCCCGGCACCGTTTCAGTTGCAGGGATTGTTCCCAGGCCGTTTTTTAGCTGCGTTTCGGTCGCCTTCTTTGCTATCCCGGTAGCCTCATCAGAAATAACAAAAAGGCTGTTAATATCAACGGCGGTCGCCGCTGGCAGTTCATTTATCTTTAGTCCGGTTAAATCAGGCATATGTTTTTATTTAATTGTAAAGTAATGGGTTCCCAAATCCGTCGCCAACATCTATATAAGCGCTTTCGCTCGCAAGGATCGCATTAATAATATTTATTCGCGCAAGTATGATATTCAATACCCCTGTTCCCTGTCCGTCCATGCTATATTCAAAGTTGGCGTTATATGTCGAAGGCGTGTTTATTGTTGTAATAATAAAACTGCCGGTATATCTTTCATAATTCCCCAGGTCGTCGGTTCCGAAAAAATCAAAATTAAGCGGTAATAAAAGGACCTGTTGCTGCCGTAATACGGCAATAGAATAATTCATATCAAAGGAAACCAGCCCCGCCGCAGAAAGATTATAGGACATCTTCAGTCCTTTAAATGTCTTCCATTTGCCTGTTGCCAGTGTTGACGTCTCCCCTATGTCCGCGCTGGTAGTTATCGAAGCGGTGCGGGCGCAACATATCGGTTTCATGGTGCCGCCGTCATTAACGGTAAATAATACGTCTCTGCCTTTTACTATCATTGTATTGGTTCCTTTATATAGTCAAACTTATAAACCGGTTCGGCGTCGGTTTCCCCGGTTTCGTATATTTCCCAAAGCTTCAGGCTGCACATTGCCGCACCGTAATTTATTTCCATTACGCCCGGTATTAAATTAAGATCCGGCAGCGTATCAACCTGGAATACATTTAGCGGCGTCGGTATATCCGTAAAGTGAATCGTTCCCTCAACGATTGCCCGCGGCTTGCTTTGTATCTGCGAGCGCTCCAGTGTTGCTATTTCCCCCAGCCGCCGCGCTTCGGCAAGGTCGCCACGGTGCCAAAAAAGTGTTTTGGTAAAATGAATGTTGCCAATTGTTTCCGCGAAATTTGTTAACGCTGAGGTAAACAGGGTGCCGGCCAAAACATTAACCGGTGAATCATCCATTAATATATCTTTTTCCAGTTTATTTTTTGGGTTATTATTCAGCGTTTGTAAATGCTTTTGTCCTGTCAATACCGCGGTACTGCCGGCCTGTAAAACATTTTCAAATTCAATTTTAATATTTTTTATTTCCAGCATCGGATCGTCCGCGGGGCCGTGTTCCATGCGGCTAAAATCAATTAATAAAAGCCCGTCGGCCGGAATATCCGGCAATAAGGTATTTGGCCGTATAAAATTCTCAAGGTTAAAGTGTCCCGTTTGCGGAAACGGGGGATTATCAATGTCCCAAACTACGGCCGATATACCAAAAATTACTTCGTGTGTAGCCGCGGGAATAGGTGTTGAATATGGCCCCAGCCATTGCAAAAATGTTGATACGGTGCCGTCCGGGTCAATTACACCGGCCATTGCATAATATTGCCCGCCGGGAGTAAGTAATATAAACCGCGTATGAAAATTATTATTACTATCGTGCCGTGTCCATAATAAGGTTAAATCACAGGAAAAGTTAAACCGGCTACCCGCCACAACTTCAATCGGGTTAAAACGTAAAAACCTATAACCATCATCAAGTGTATTGAGTATAAGATACCGCCGCACTACGGCGCCCTCATCGTTGGTTATTGCAGCGATATACACATATCCGGGAAGGCCGTTTATAATAGTCCATTCATCGGTTATTTCATACCATTCCGTAAGGCCAACAACGGCCCCGTGTCTCGTAAAGGCGGTATTAAATATCAGTTCCGGCGGGAGGACGAACTCAAAAAAATGCAGGACACTTTTAAGCGGCCTTAATATACTGCGTTGCGCGTCGGCATTAATAAAAACATTATCACTATCAATGGCAACCGGGAAAACAGGATCCAGCGCTACCGCTAAGGGCGCGGCAAAATCAGGATCGTAAGAGGTGCCCGGTATTGCATTAGAAAACAATTTAAATTCCGTTTGCCGGATAATAACCCATTTACCGCCGGCCTGTAAGAACGTGGCGTTAAGGGGCTTTAAAATTGTTTCCAGCACATAATATAAATCTTTCCATGTGCCATTCTCATTTAAAAAAGTATTATTATACAGGTATTCAGTTTGAAACATGTCCGCCGTTCCGAAGGGGCCGCGGTCTGTTTCCGTATTTTCGTAAAGGTTGGAATATATTTCAACGGGTAATAATATTCCGGTATTGAAAAAGGCAATTTTAAAATAATCAATAAGCGGCATTTTTTTTATCGTTACCTCTTCAGCATAAAGATTTTTATATCCTTCATCAAATTGAATGTCTTTTAACAGTCCTATATTGTCCGTGGCCCGCAGTGTTACAAGATATGGCGCATCCTGTAGCGCTTCTGTGCAGCTATCCTGCACGATAAAGCCCGTCCAAATTAAAACACTTGTCAGGTATTCATAAAACTGCACTTTCCACGCCTGATCATCCTCGCTGTAAAATTCAGCAATCCCCGGCGGGCTATAGAATTGTATCGTTGCCTCGCTTGCCCGTATCGCGTTTATTATTTCATCATCACCGCTCTGATAATTAAGGACAAAAGGATCCGGCCCGGCTTCCAATAACGGGGCGCTGCCGCTATAGTCCTTCAATGATAAATGCAGGGTGTAACGGATATTCGTTTGCGAGTAAAAGGTGATAATATATTTTACGCCGTATGCCAATTATTTGATATTAGGTATTAGATATTTGATATTAATTGTTTGTTATTTGAAAGGCAAATAGAATATCGATCCGCCAACTGGCGGACCAATATCCTAAATATCCGCGTTAATAAGCTCTCCCCCTTCGCGCTGCCGTCCGTGAATTAATTAAATAAAGATCGTCGCCGCGTACTCTTGTTTCCAGCACTACCACCTGCGAACTGCCGCCGGTCATAAATTCGCGCAGGCGGTCAAGCGGCAAAACGACTTCCGGCCCTTTCTCGCCCATCAGCGCCATTGTCGGGCCGGTAATGATACCGCCGTGTTGAAAGCCAAGCAACCCCTTGAATATCCCGGCAAAACCGCCCAAAGTCTTTACCTGCCCGCCCGGCAAGAACGCGGATATTAACGCCGCCGCTGCCGCTGCTGAAGCAAGTTTTATTATTAGTTGCTCTATTGATTTTATTAATGATTGTATGGAAAGCTGCCCGGTCTGCGCAAGGTTGGTGAATATGCCGGAAAATACATTTTCCAGTGCCCCGGCTGCTTTCATAATATTAGCCAAATCTTCGGCCTCTTTCTTTTTGCGCTCATCCCTTTTTTTATCCAAATCCTCAAACATGCTTTCCGGTAAAATAGCTTTTGATGCCGTTAATTTATCCTGCCCTGCTTTAATATCCAAAAACATCTTTTTAAAGTTGTCGCCAATACCAAGCGGCACTTTTTCAAGATTCGTCAGGAAATCTATAAACTGAATTTCCGTTGCAATAAGCCTGTCGAATGCCTCTTTTGTTTTATCAACTTCAACTTTTACGGCCTTTATTTTTTCGGGTTTCAATCCTGCGAAGTCGCCCCCCTTCGCCTGCTCCGCTATTACCAAACCGAATTGTGTTCTTAGTTTTTTAAGTTGCTCCTCTAATCCTGTCACCACTTCGGCCTGATCTTCCAGTCCGCCGGTAATAACATTAACGCCGGATCCGGCACCGCCAAAACTTTTTAATACGGCCAATGCGCCGTCTAAAAATTCTATGTTGGTGCCTATTGCCTGATTTTGTGCATTAAATAACTCTTCTGTTTTTTTGCTGATTAAATTGCTTAATGCCGCCGCTTCAGCTTTGCGTAGTAAAGCGCCGGTTAATAAATTCATCGCCTTTTCCGTTTCTTTGGTATGCAATGTTTCCAAAGAAAGGTTTGCTAAATAACCCGGATATTCTTTTTGCAGTTCCTTTATTGCGTTGGTTCGGGTTTGGCTGCTTTCGCCTACATCACTTGCCACCTGCACGAGTGCATATATTTTTGTTATTTCGGTTTGTGCACCCGCTACATTGGCTGCCATTGCCGCCGTTAATTCATTTAATTGCTCTTCGGATTTACCCATTCCCCGCGTCCAGGCGCCGAAGCCTACCGTCGCGAATGTTATGGCCGCCGTTACAGCACTTACCGCCAGGCCAAGCCCACCCGCCGCCGGTAACAGTTGCGTAATATTATTCTGAATACCCTGAAAGCCAAACGGCAAATCTTGTATTACCCGCGAAAGGTTGGTGAAATCCGTACCCGCTTTTTTTGCCGCTGTGCCTGCTCCCCCCAATGCGGGTGCAATTCCTATGCTTTTTATCGGTTTCGCCTCATCTTCCAGCCCCTTTAATGCTATATTTAGTTTCGTGATCTCCGCGGTGCTGGTGCTGTTCTTAATGGCAGGCCGCAATGTTTCCATTGCTTTATCGAGCTGGTTAATAGAAGTAACCCCACCCTTTGCAAGCTGCGCCAGTTCGGTAGATAGGTGTTCCAACCCCTGTATTGCACCCTGCACATTGGCTCCGATCACTATGTCCATCGCGGCGATTTCAGCCATAACTTTTTGATATTAGGTATTAGATATTTGATATTTTTTTTGCCTCTTCACCTTGTTTTATGTTATGCCTCTTTAAAATCTTGTTCCATAGTTCGGCATCTATAACGGGCATTTCCTTTACTTCGTCATCAGGCACCCGGTCCCCCTGCAACGGCCAAAAGTCCCGGTTAAACTTATCCAAACTCACATCCTTCGTAAACGGCAGAATAGAAAGGAATGCGGCATGCCTCTTTTCGCAGCTTAGTTTATATTGCTTCGCCCGGTAGCCTTCCGCCATGCTGCTTAATTCATGCGGCAGGAGCATATAATAGTCGCGTGGCAAGATCCCGATTTCACCAAAGACGAATGCGTGAACAGCGGCGTAATCTAAGGGCTCGTTATCGCCGGAATGTCCTTTTTTTTTGCCTCACCATTGCCTTTACCCGTTAAGCGGATATAAGCATTTGACTTTAAAAAGGTATCAGCCACCGCGTTAAGCGTTCCGCCCGGATCGCCTTCGAATATCTGCGCCTCGACCCATTCGTTTACGTCGCCGAACGATACCGCCGGCTCCGATTGCTTTGCGAAACAATCACCAAGCAGCCCGGCATACACTATTGTTGTTAAGTTCTTAGTGTATGAATTATTGCCCTTCACGCTGTCGAATTGCTCAATCGCATACATATTAAAGCGCAGGCCCACCGGCTTACCGCCGATCTCAATTTCTATATACCCGTTGCCCGTCATACCGTGATAGTTTGCGTTACTTCGCCGCTTACTGTTATCGTGCCGCTGAACTGCCCAAACTGGCCCTCATCATAGCTTTCCCCGTAGGCCGAAAAATAGCCCATGCCGGTTTTCACCATGTCGCCGCTGGTAGGTGTGGCCGGGCCTATTTCCCACGAAAACACTGTCTTGTCCTGCCACAGCGTGAATATATCGGGCGCTGAAGTGTGTCCGGTATCGGCCACCAACATCGTTACTGCTGTAAGTGCAATACTAGACGATACCGTGCCGGGCGAAGAGTCCGGCCCGCAGAAGGTACTCGAATCGTTTGTTTCGGTCGTGCCCGAAAAACTGTGATTAAGCAGGCAAACGATATTATCGTAAGCGGTGCCGCCCGCCCCATCAATGGAAAGTAAATAACTGTTGGCTGTGATTTTTCTTTCTGCCATTGTATTAAAATTTAAGTGTGAATAATTGTTACGATTCCGCTTGCAAAATCTTCCCCTAATACAATAATCCCGTAATTGCCGCCGCCATCCGTGGTCTGGAATATCCTGCCCGGTGTAAATACATTGCCCTTATTATATAAGTCCGTCTGTATATCTAACGTGTTCCATCCCGCCTCAACGGTTGAGGAAATGAAATACGGTATATGCAGCCCGGCAGGCGTTGTGTTTAGCTGGTAATTAAAATTGACAATATCCCCCGCTGCCGGATCGCCAGCCATATAAAAATTAAATTGCGCCGGGTTGGCGTTGCCCTGTGAGACGATCCTTAACGTCGTTGTTGTTGCCGCGCCGGGGAAATGGAAAATATTAAACCGGAATGTCAAAAAGCGGTTTATAAAAATGAAATTATTGGCCTGCAGCGCGTCCTGCTCAATATCGTTTACGAGTTCAATAGACGTATTCTGAAACCCTGGCGACAAGTCTAAAACCGTTTGCTGGTTCGGATAGATAGCGGCATAAACGGCGCTCGCTACATCGTTAAGCAGTTCGCCGGGGTTGCCCTGCCGTTCCTTGCTGTAAATACCCACTATCACGCTGGCGTCCGTATCGCTGCTTTGCATCGTGCTTACATCGGTTTGCGAAACGGTATTAAGCGAAACATAAATATTGCTTGCGATCGTCGCCGGCAGGTACTTATAATAAACCGGGCAATTAACCACCGGGCTTATTAAGTCGTAAATCTTTTGCAGCAATATGGTGTTTACGTTTTTCAAATAAAGCGTTTTATTACTGTTGCCACTCCTGTCTTTATCTTTTCCCGTTGCTGCGCATAAGCGGGGTATAAAAAGGGCTGTGATCGGATCCCTTTTTTTATAATAGAAAGACACATCATGTAAGCTATCGCCGTTGCCTGCGCTTCGGCCTTCTTGCCCGTTTTACTCCTGCCGCTTGCCGTGACCCCGTGTATGCCTTTGCGCTTCACCCATGCTATCATTTTTATAAAGAAGTCGTAAAAATCACCTTCGCCTTTTTTGCCCCTATAGCCTGCCGCGAAAGCCTGCCAATCGGCGGGCAATGTGCCAACTCTTTGCGCTGCAAACTTGCCCGTCCCAAATTCGATGAAGGGGGCATAAAAGGCATTTACTGTGATATGCTTTTTTAGCGGTTCATTTATTACTGTATTTATCGACGCCCGTAAGCCGCCCATATCTACGGCCGTTATATTGCCTTTTGCATTTAGTTCTATTTCCTGCACCTGCTTATTTAACTCGTCGTTTAATTCCTGCACCAAAAGCACCGGCAAAGTCTTTAACTTTTCCACGCCCTTTAACAGCGAACTAACATCTATCGTTAAGGCATAAGCCATGAGTATTAGATATTATGATATTAGATATTGGAATATTGTTATCCATAAATAATCACTTTATTATTTTGCTCCAGTGCCGGCACTAACCGGGTCCATACATACCGGAAATTATCTATAACAATCGTGTCATCGAATACCTGGTCGGGCATCGTGCCGCTGTTGGCCATCGAATTAAACCAGGTTGTTTTTTCACTGAAGGTGTCCGGGTATTTCAGCACCAAATAATTGCCCACACTGGCCGCAGTATAATCGGCATTGATATTACCAGTGAGCGCGAAATCCGCCTGCCGCTGGTAAGTAAAGGCTTCGACATTGCCCGCATCAAACGGCGTAAGGCTCCAGCCCCAGTAAACAGTAGATCCCGTTACCGGCGGCGGTATGTAAGGCTCCGCACCCTCGTTTGTTGTGTAAGTATCCATTATCAAAAAATTAACCCGGCCTTCCGCCTCGCGGGTAATGCTGTTTACAATTAAAACATTCCCTAAATAAACAACCTCGTCGGTATTGAACAGCGGCCGCGAAACTTCCGCGCGTACCGTTATGCGAAATGTCTTTGAATAATTGATCTGCGCCTGGTCGAGTGATCTATTCCCCGCCGTCGGTTCCACCTTCGCCCACAATTGCCACGATAGTACAGGCGCCGCAATATTGCCGCCATAAGAATTTTGTTGAAATTCATAACGGTTAATAGTTATGCGGCGATTAAATTCAGCTATCATTTTAATTGTATCTTTGGTGTGTCTTATATGGGTTCACAAATGTTAATAAGGGGTTTAAAATTCTCGCCGCCGCGTTTTTACGTAGCGGCTTTTTTTCTTTGGGTATTAGATATTTGATATTGGATATTTTTTTTATCCGCGCAATATCTAATATCGAATATCCAATATCCAATATCCTACGTCACCCTGCGGTGCGGCTTCAACTGCCTCATCACTTCCGGCGACAGGCTGCTGGTCGCGTCGGTATCATCGCCGCGGTGCTCATACTGCCAGGCGGTTTGCTTCAGTATCGCCGTTTTAAAATGCCGCGGAAGATTGCCGTTAAACCCGGCTTCATACACCACTTTTATTTCCGTGATAGGATCTATTGCCTTAAAGCTTTCGTATTTCATAATAAAACTTTCGATCACGGTCACGCCATCAATAGAGGTCACGGCGGTAACTTCTTTTACAGGCCCATAAGGCAATCGCATCTCTTCCAGGCCTATCTGCAAAAAGGCCGTTACGGTGCGCTCAATAAGGGAAATGTTTAAGTAGGCTTCACAGTCCTGCCGGGCCGTGGTAATAAGCTCCGTTAATAGCGCATCATCGTCGGTAACATCAATCTTTAGCCAGCCCTTTACATCGAGCAGCGTAACCGGTTCGGCGCCTTCATTGGTGAATGTGGTATCTAATACAAGGTTATCCATTAGCTAATTTTTTTTTATGCGACCGCTTTACAGTGCCGGGCTTTTCAATAACCTTTTTTTCTTTGCCAGGAAACACTTCGTGTTTCTCCTTTACGGGTTCAATGATTTGTTTTTCCAGTGGGGTGTGCAGTGCTTCAATATAGGCCTTGCCCGTTTCCATAAATTGTAATAATGTTTTTAAATTATTGTATTTGTTGCGCTTCTTGCCGCGCCTTACAGCCAACGCATACGTTGGCTCTACGTTTAACGATTCAATTGCATTGCGGTAGCCCGCCACATCCTGCCCCGTTACATATATCGCCGCATCGCCGCAATTTTCGCGCAGGCCCGGCGTATCGGAACAAATAACGGGTATGCCTGAAGCCATCGCTTCCGAGGCCACCATTCCCCAGGATTCATATACCGAAGGCATTATTAAGATCCGGGTGCGGTCGTATATGGTTTTCATATCCGCCTGTGTGGGCATAAACTGTATGTTTCGCGTCTGCGGGTTCTCAATTATCTGCGTCCCATAGCCGCCATGCACCCCCATAAAGCGCGTGCCGGGCATCGCTGGCGCTAACTGCCGCGCCATAAACCCGCCGCCTTTTTCATACGTGCAATTAACCAGCGTTACGTATTCATTGTAAAAATGGTCGGTGTCATTATTCCAGTGATCCGTATCAATAGGCGGGCGGCATACAATAAAGGGTAGAGACAACGCATGCGTTGTCTTTATCTCATCCCGTAAGGCCACGCTGTTATAAATAACAAAGTTTTGCGGTGGCGCCTGTAACAAGGCTTCCGGCAGCATATTGTTATGAAGCAAATGGTAAACGGGTTTGTTATGAAACCACCCTAAATTTATCGCGGCATCCTCATTGAGTAAATGCGTTATTACCTTATCGGCCCACTGATACCGCGCGGCGATATTGCGCTGGTTACTTATTACCTTAATGCCTTCAAAAGTGTATTCGTGATCCTCGTCAATGCTTACGATAACATCGTGCCCGTTATCCTGTAAGTAAATGGCTATCTCATGCAAAAACTTTTCCGCCCCGGCTAAAGTGCGGGGTAAATAGTAGTGTGCATGGATAAAGATTTTCATTTGTTGTTCCTTATTATAAAAAACCCTGTCAATAAAACCGCCGCGCTTATCACGTACCAAACCAGCGGCTTTAAACTGTATTCTGAAGCATGTGTTATTCTTACTGTTCTGTTATGGTACGTCACCCCGCTATCAATATGCATGCTGTCGCGCGTTACTATCGTGCTGTCAATCGTTCCGCCCGGTCGCCTTATTACGGCACAGGAGGCGAATAATAACAGCACTATTACAATTAATTTTTTCAATCATCTTTATTAATTTGATCCACCAACCTTTTAACTATTTCCGTTTTGCGCTTTTCGTGTTGCAATTGCTCGCGCAATTGCGCTTCATGCTCCATCAGGTATATAAGCAGATCGCGCCGCCTGCCCCATCGCCTGTTATCGAATATCCAAAGCAGGTAATTAGCGGGTATATCCGCCATCCTTTTGCCCTGGTGTTTGCCCGTGGGCATTATGCTATGTTCATTCATTATGTAGGACACTGTTCGTAAATTTTGCGACGGTCATCTTTTGGTTAAACTGGTCCTTTATATGCCCGTCCTTTAGTATTACAAAACCCATTCGCATGAAGTCCAATGGCTCGTAAAAGGCGCGGTGTGTCTCTAACTCGTTGCCGTATTCCGCCTTTTGCGGCACCCATTCGCCGGGAGTGCTAATTAGCAGGATACCGCCGGGTGTTAAGTGCTTTACCAGTTCAATTACTATCTCAAAGCCTTCGGCCCGGCTCATGTGCTCTATAACGTCCAAAAACAATATGCAATCGTATAAAGAGCTTCGCGCGTAGTCCTCTAAATGTGCCCTTATGGGCCGCACCCAAACCATGTTATAATGCCGCCAGTTGGCATTTTTATAATCTACAAATGGTTCTATGCCTTCGAGCTTCGTTTTTTCACCGACGCCCATATCTACGTACTGCCTCACCACTGCGCCATAAAACCCGCTGCCGCAGCCTACATCCAAAACGGTCGCCGGGTTGCGGCTGTTTAACTCGCAGGCGATAAGGGAAACGATTGAGAAACTGGAAATTGGCATATTGAAAAACGCCCGACCGATCAGGGCCGGGCGCTCCATAATAAAAATTAAAAAAACACTAAGCGAAAATGAACGCGCCAGGCTGCTCAACTACAAGGACCTCACGTGCTTCCACGCGCACGGTAATCATGTTTTTGATCACATTATCTTGATCCTGTTCGAAGAATTCAACTTTAAGCGTATCAGCCACGGCTATCGCCGCCTGTGTAAAGTCGCCGACAATGGTCTTACCGGTTGCCACCCAATTGGCTGGCCTTACGGGTATGCCGGCAATGCGGATCGTGCCATCAGGAGCAGCAACAACGCCACCCGGTAAAGTGTAACCGGCTGCGCTCGTGCTCTTCAGCAAGGTCGCCCACTGCGCAAACGTAGTGATGATTGCATTGGCCGCGAAATTGGCGGCGCCCAGGTTGGCGATATAATCAATCAGCTTCTCCGCATACGTAGCGCCCGGTGCGGTGGTGCTGCCCGTTGCAACAGCGGTGAGGTCGGTGTAAAACTGTAAGTTTTCGGCCTTGTAGAATTCGCGTAAAAGAATGCGCGGCAGCCATGTTTGTAAGAATTGTAAGTCCTGAAGCATTTGCTTACTCACGCGGGCATAACCGGCAATGTAATCGGCGGTATAATTCACCATAGTGAACTTGGCCTCAATCTGCGGTTTTGCGGTGTTTTCTGTTGGCACCCTGCTTGCGCTGCCTGTAGGCGCGGTTTCACGCGGCAAAACAATAAGCCCGGTGCTGGTTTGCACTATTTCCACCAGGTCGCGGAAGTTGAATATTTGATTGGGTAATATAGCGGGCTGCAACTGCTGGCGGGCCATGCTGCCGGTAATACTGCCGGTGGTGGTCATGTCGCCTTTGATATTGAACGCCTGTGAATATCCTGTGCGCACCTGCTTAATGGCGGAATGGTTTTCCTGAAGCACGCTTTTAAGCTGCCCGGCAAATCCGCCGCCGTACTCATCAGGCAAATAAATGGTATTGGCTTTTTTTATCAGGTCATCGAGTGCCTTTTGGTTGGCCTCATCGCGCGTATCCTTTGTGGCCTGCCAGTCGGCAAAGGCTTTTTGCGAGGCTTCAAAATCGGTTTTCATTTTATCCTGTTCGGCCTTTATTTCGTCGGCCGATTTCTGAATTTTCTTAATGCCGTCCTCAGTGGGTTTCAGCATATTTTTAAGGTCCTCATCGCCGTCGGGTGCATCGGATTTATAACAGGCGAAACCAAAGCGGGTAACCCTGCCGGGCAATTTTGCCAGGTGCGCAGGGGCGAAAAATGTTTTTTTCATTTTTGTCAGTTGTGAATGAATAATGAATTTAGACGCGTTGCAATTACTTCCGCCTTGCGTTTGTTATCCGGCGGGGTGGCTGCACCTGGAGCCGGTCCCGTGGTTTCGTTTGAAAGAGAAATTATTGCTTGAAAAAGTTGTTTATTGTAGAGTAATAAGCTTTCAATTGTTTCGTCGCAAATATCCGCGGCGGCGCAAAAGCGCTCAATTGCGGCATGCTTTAGTAAAAGGGTTTCGGTCATCGTCTTACCGGCCTTTTGCTTAAGGCCCGTTAAGGGTGTTTCTGAATTAGCACCCCAGCCGGTGAGCGATGAGCCTTCCCAAAGTTGCAAAGAAGTTAAAAGGGTAACGTCTTTATTCGTGGCTTCCGGCTTTGAATCTAATACCTTATAGCCTATTGAATGTTCCGTGATAAGATCCGATTCTACCATCTTTATAAACTCTTTCCCCGCGGTATGATTGCCCACCTTGCTTTCGTAATAAAGCCCGGTAGCATCTTCTTTTAGTACCATTATTTTACCGAGCGGCTGCTCAGGCCGGTGATTAAGTAAGTGCTTAATCCGTGGCTGTTTGCTGTCCGGGCCGCGGTCTATTATCGTCTTTGCAAAGGCGCCCGGCATCACTATGTCGCCATCCGAATCCACATTGCCGAAGGCGGAAAAATAGCCGGTAACAATGCCCGTTTTCAGGTCGGCATCTTTAAAGCTGGCCGGAATTACAGCGGTTTTGTAATTGTATATATTTTCCATGCGGGGGAAAGGCCGTTTTTGAACGTGTCCGCCTACCGGCGGAAGGCATTTCAAAATTAGTACAAATAAGTACTAAAAGCACTAATTTATTAAAAGGCACTTAAATGGTAAGATATATTTTACCATGTGGTAAAGTATTATTTACTTTGTGGAACAATAGCAGAAAGATATGAAAACGAATAAGGGGAAAATAGTGATCGAAAAAATAAACTACTTCGGCGGTGAAGATTTTAACGCGAAAGCACTTTACAGAAAAAACGGGAAGCTTTATTTGTGTCATATCCATATTGATTTTTTCAACCTAAAAATTTATGCCGAACGCCAACAACCAAAAGAATGTAAAGTTTTGACCGGGTTTGAGGCTGCCGTCAATGCCTATGCAAAAGAAACAAACTGGTTGTTCGCTTAAATATGAAAACACTTTTAGAAATATTTTACAAGGATTTAGATAACGAGCCAAACATCTTAAACATTGAGCCAATGAAGGATATTTTAAAGCCCCTTAATGCCCGCGTATTCTTTACGCTGTATTGCCCGCAGGTCGGCAATTACACCCACAAAATGAGGGGCAGGGACGGCCACGGCAGGCCTTTACAGTTCACGCCGGAAGATAAACAACTCATTGCGGCGGCGCTAAAGCAAATGGCCGCGGAAATTAGTAAACAATTAAAAAACATATAGTATGAAAAAATCAATCCTTGCCCTCGCGATTGCAGTGTCTTTAACTTTTAGCGCATCAGCGCAAACATGGCCGAAACCACAATTAACTAAAGCCTCTGCCGCTTATGGTAAGTGGATAAATATGGAAGGCGTTACCATGAAACTAAATAAGCTCTCCCCCGTAGCAATCAAAGAAGCGGTTACAGAAGTAAAGGAACTGCTTAAATTAATTGATGCGGATTATTATTCGCCGACAGTTGATAACTCCCTTTTCTATTTAAACGAAACGGAAGAGGATTACGCTAAATTCTATGTAAATGCCTCAATTGACTTTTCAAAGGTTGAAAAAGCATGGAAGGGGCTTTATAATGGTAAGCAATATCTGATAACATTGGCTACTACCAAAGAAACTATTTCAATTTGCTTTCGATAAACAACGTAAGCCCCTTAACGGGGCTTTTTTATTTTCTTTACCTTCGCCTTTATGATTAATCCTTCCGACCTCGCCACGCCTGTCATCATCAAAACAAACGACGATTCCGGCCATATTATCGAAACCGTTACCGGCGGCTTCACCAAACGCGAAGTAATTATTTACGCCTTTATGCAGTCCGTGATTGAAACGGAGAACGAGCATGATCCGGCACAGGTAGCGATAAAGGCGGCTGCACTGGCCGAAGCGTATTTTAATGCGGGGTAACTATAAAAGATGTTCAAATCTTTGCATGGAAGCAACTTTAGCTGCCCTCTTCAATCGTTCTATATCACATTTATTGCCATATGCGTTTATATCATAAGAACATTTAGGGCAGCAGTCATTATTTTCATCTGCAAAATCTATTTTGGCTGTTCCGCATCCTTCACAAATCCATAAATACATGTTTAAATCCCACCACCCTTCCCCCCTAATACATAATTGATAGCCGCCTTCTTCATGCCAATTACCCCAAATATTTTTTATTGGTAAGTCCCGAAAAAGAACAAGGTTATCGGTAAACCATTTAGATGCCGGTATATCAGCGGCTTCATAAAAACCGGGCTTTATTTCAACATATACACCCTTACTTTTTCGCAAATAAACATCAGGTAAATAGAAGTCCGGCAAATAACATTCTCCTTCATCGCTTTTAAACCCCTCTTGTTCATACAAATATTTAATTCGTGCATAGTCAAAAAATACCGCCCATTTAGCCTCTAAACGTGACCGGTAATA